AATTAGCTAGAGAATATGTTGGGGAAGATATTCTTAACATGAATTTAGAAAGTGGTGTTAAATTAGGTGATCATCCACAAGTTGTTAAAGCATTTGCTAAATTAGCTGAAATGGTAGGTGAAGATAACTTTGTAGCTCAATCTGGTCCAAACTATTTAACTCCTAATGAAATAGAGAATGAAATAGCTAAATTACAGGCGCCAGGATCTGCATATTGGAATAAATCTCATCCAAATCACGATAAAGCGGTACAAGAAGTTTTTGCTTTACGACAACAGCTAACTGATGTATAGAGCGAATCATTAGGATAATCTTTTAGACCCTATTGGCATTTGGAAAAGACAAACATCTATGAAGATGTAAAACTCTAGAATAGACCCACATTGTGGAAAATCCATTCGTTTATTTTTAATTAAACTTAACCAATGGAGATGACAACATGTCAAATCAAATAACAACTGCTTTTGTACAGCAGTACAGTTCAAACGTACAAATGCTATCTCAACAAATGGGATCGTATTTAAGAAGCGCTGCGGATGTTGAAACGATCGTTGGCAAAAATGCTTTCTTTGATCAAGTAGGAAAAACTACTGCTGTTCTAAGAACATCGCGCCACTCTGATACACCGCAAGTAGATACTCCACATAGTCGTAGACGAGTTAGTCTTGGAGACTATGAGTGGGCTGATCTAATAGACAATGCAGATAAAGTTAGAATGTTAATAGATCCAACTTCTTCTTATGCAAAAGCTGCGGCTGCTGCAATGGGAAGAGCTATGGATGATGTTATCATTACAGCTTTAGGCGGCACAAGTTATACAGGAGAAACTGGAGCTACTTCGGTATCTCTACCTGCTGGTCAAAAACCTTACAGTGCATCACAAACTGATGGTTTAACTATAACTAAATTGTTGGAAGCTAAAAAAATCTTAGATGTAAATGATGTTGATCCATCTATACAAAGATACTTTGTGTGTGGACCAAAACAAATCTCTGATTTATTAGGCACAACTCAAATCACATCTAGTGATTTCAATACAGTTAAAGCTCTAGCACAGGGTCAAGTTGATTCTTTCTTAGGTTTTAAATTTATTGTTAGCAATAGATTAGCATTTGATGCAACTAACACTGATGACAGACTATGTTATGCCTTTACAGCCGATGCTATTAAATTAGCTATTGGTAAAGATGTTATGGCAAGAATAGATGAGAGAGCTGATAAATCGTACAGCACTCAAGTTTATTACTGCATGAGCATTGGCGCAACTAGAATGGAAGAAGAAAAAGTTGTTCAAATAGCTTGCGACGAATAATAACTAATAGGAGAAAAAAATAATGGCTACATTATACTCAACACAAAAGACTAAATGGTCGCAAAACGTACCTTCTGAAAAGATTGATGCGAATGAGCAAAGTGGAAAACTTAGAGTTGCATTTGCGGATGTAACTTTAGCTTCTGCTTCAATAGGCGATGTTGTAGAAATGGTAAATTTACCAAATGGTGCAAGAATCATTGATGGTTATTTATCAAATGCTGCATTAGGAGCTTCTACAACTTTATCAGTTGGATATGCTGCTCATAAAAATGCTGCAGGAACAACTGTTGCTTTATCAACAGCTGGTTACTTAGCTGCTACAAGTACATCTTCTGCTGCTAGAACAGATATATTTGCTACACAAGCATTAGGATCTGGATCAGTAGTTGATGCAAACCAAGATGGATTACCAATTAGCATTACGCTAGCTGGAGGATCAGCATCTGGTCTTGTTCAATTAATCGTAAGATACGTAGTAGAATAATACTACTTTAAATAGTGGGGACTAATAATCCCCACTATCAGACATGAAAAAAATCAACGAACCAAAAACCATTTTACATTTCCAAAATAAAGATTATATCTATCGTTATGTTCTAGTTGATAGATTTAAACATACATCAACTGCACATAATGGTTTTGATAAAGACTTAGAGCTTACAGAAGCTGAAATCTTTGCATTGGTTAAACCTAGACAATTAAGAAGAAAGTACATTATTAAAAATGACTCTAAGTGATTTTGATCCAGGATGTTTGTTTTCATATCCAAAACCTAAAGTTTTATTACATTTTCAATGGGGTAATTCTAGTGATGTATATCGTTATGCTTTAGTTGAAATTATTAAACAAAACAAAATTGATAGCAGAAAAAAACAAAAACAAGATGAAACAGATTTATCTCAAGAAGAGATTTGGCAAAAATACAATATTGTAGTAAAGAAAGATTAATATGGCTTCAGTTGTAGAAATTTGTAATAACGCATTAAATCAGTTAGGTGCTTCAACTATATTGACACTTACAGAAGATTCTAAAAATGCAAGACTTTGTAATGCTAGATATGAAAGCATTCGTAATGCAGTATTTAGATCTCATACCTGGAATTGTTTAATGGCAAGACAAGAACTTGCTGCAGACACAGCAACTCCTGCTTGGGGCTGGGCTAATCAATTTACATTACCAGCAGATTGTTTAAGGGTTATTACAATATCTGATTATGACTATGATTATAAAATTGAAGGTAGAAAAATAATGGCAAATATATCTCCAATTAAACTTCAATATGTAAAATTGGCTACCGATCCAAATGAATATGATACTTTATTAACTGAAACTATTTCTGCTGCTTTAGCTGCTGATATTGCTTTTGCTGTTACTGCTAATGCTACATTGGTAACAACAATGAAAGAAATCTATCAAGAAAAATTAGCAGAAGCTAAACACATTGATGCTACAGAGGGTCAAAATACAGATCCTAATATGGGTCAAGTTGATGTAATATTATCAGACGAATTTATCAACAGTAGGTTTTAATTATGGCAAGAGTATCAACAGCTCTTACTAACTTTACTGGGGGTCAGTTATCTGATCGTATGGAAGGAAGAACAGACTTCCAAAAATATTTTAGCGGCTGCAAAACTTTAGAAAATTTTATAGTTCAACCACATGGTTCAGTAACACGTAGACCAGGTACAACCTTTGTAGCAGAAATTAAAACATCATCAGAAAAAACAAGATTAATCCCTTTTGAATTTTCAACTGAACAATCTTATGCTTTAGAATTTGGAAATTTATATATTCGTTTTTATAAAGATAATGGAGCTGTATTAGAAGCTAATAAAACCATAACAGGAATTACACAAGCAAATCCAGGTGTTGTTACATCTGCATCGCATGGTTTTTCTAATGGAGATACAGTTGTTATTTCTGGAGTTGTTGGAATGACACAAGTAAATGGTAAAAGATTTAAAGTTGCAAGTGTTGCAACAAATACTTTTCAATTACAAGATATAGATGGTAATAACGTAAACACTACATCTTATACTGCATACACATCTGGTGGTATTGCAAATAGAGTTTATACATTAACAACAACTTATGCCACAGCAGATTTATTTGAAATTAAATATGCTCAATCAGCTGATGTTATGTATTTGTGTCATCCTGATTATTCTGTAAAAAAATTATCTAGAACTGGACATACATCATGGACAATTACAGAAGTAGATTTTACTGATGGACCCTATTTAGATGATAATATCACAACTACAACATTTGGTATGTCATCACATACTGTTGGAACAGGAAGAACATTAACAGCATCCGCTGTAACTGGAATTAATAATAATACAGGTTTTCAATCTACTGATGTTGGCAGACTTTTTACTTTTAGAGATGGTTATGGTGAGATCACAGCTATTACTAGCACAACAGTTGTAACAGCAACAGTTTTAAAAGACATGGGTTCTTCCTCTACTACTACAAACTGGGCATTAGGCGCTTTTTCAGACACTACTGGTCATCCTTCTTGCGTAACTTTCTATGAACAAAGATTAGTATTTGCAGGAACAACTGAACAACCTCAAACATTATTTTTTTCAAGATCAGGAGATTATGAAAATATGCACGAAAATAGAGGTGGAACTGTAGCCGCAGATGATGCAATGATTTATACAATCGCATCAAATCAAGTAAATGTTATTCAATCTTTAAAAGCAACAAGAACATTAATTATATTAACATCAGGAGGTGAATTTACATTAAATTCAGATTCTACAGGAACTGCTGTATCACCTACAAATATAAATATTAAAAAACAATCTAACTATGGAGCATCTTCTATAGATGCTTTATCAGTTGGTAACGCAACTTTATTTGTTCAACGCGCTAAAAGAAAATTAAGAGAACTTGCTTATAATTTTGACACAGATGGATATGTTGCTCCTGACATGACAATCTTAGCTGAAGATATTACATTAAATGGATTAGATGAATTAACTTACCAACAAGAACCTCATAGTATTATTTGGGGTATTCGTGGAGATGGAGTATTAGTTGGCTTAACTTACCAAAGATCAGAACAAGTTGTTGCTTGGCATCAACATAAATTAGGCGGATCTTTTGGAGCGACAGCTCATGGTATTGTTGAAAGTGTTATTTCTATTTCTGGCAATTCTTACAATAGAACTGATGAAGATCAAATTTGGGTTATTGTTAAACGTACTATTAATGGAGTAACAAGAAGATATGTAGAATATTTTACACCATTTCAATTTGATAGTTCACTTACACAATTTCAATTTGTAGATAGTGCTTTATCATATTCTGGATCAGCAACATCTACACTTACAGGATTAGATCATTTAAACGCAGCAACAGTTAGAATAATTGCTAATGGTGCAACGCATCCTGATAAAACAGTATCTTCAGGATCTATTACATTAGACAGAACAACAACTGCTGCAAAAGTTGGTTTACCATATACATCAACATTACAAACAATGAGACTAGATGTTGGATCGCAAGATGGAACTTCACAAGGAAAAACAAAAAGAATATTTGATGTTACATTAAGATTTTATGAAACAGTTGGAGCTAAAGTGGGTCCAGATCTAAACAATCTTGAAGAAATACCATTTAGATCTTCTGCTGCATCTATGGATGCTGCTGTTCCTCTTTTTACTGGAGATAAAAAAATTGAATTTAGAGGTAACTTTGAAACTGATGGTTATTTATTTGTAGTTCAGGATCAAGCATTACCTATGACATTATTATCATTATATCCAAGATTAATTACTAATGATGGATAATCTTAATATTATTCCTTTTAAAAAGGAACATGCACATTACATCATTAACAATCCAATGAATGATCCTATTATTCAAATTGCACCACAATTTAAAAAATATGCATTGTTTTTAGAAATACCAGGAATGTCATTTACTGCTGTAAAAAATAATAAAATTGTAGTATCAGGCGGTATTGGCATATTATGGGATAATGTTGCTGAGGGATGGGTTTTGGCAACAAGCGATGTATGGAAAAATCCTATATCTATTGCTAGACACGTTAAAAAAAAACTAGATATTTTAACAAAAACTTATAAAGTGAAAAGATTACAAACCGCTGTAAAAGCAGATTTTGTTTTAGGGATAAAATTTGCTGAATGGTTAGGTTTAAAATCAGAAGGTTTAATGAAACATTATGGACCAGATGGTGCTGATTACATAAGGTTCGCAAAGATTTATTGATATGTCATTTGTAGGTGATCTAATAACTGGACAATCGCAGAAACAGATATCCAAATATAATGCGTCTTTATTAGAAAGAGATGCGCTTGTAAAAGAACAACAAGCTAAACAAGGATATAAAGTTTATGAAAAATTTGATTTACCACAAATTTATGCATTAGAAACAAAATCAGTTGGAGACATTAGAACTGGTTATGCAATAAGAGGTGTTGAAGAATCAGGAACTGGATTTAGAGTATTAATGGATAATGCTTTAAACTTTGAAAGAGATAGAGATATGATGGAATACAATGCTCTTGTTAAAAAAGAACAATTAGAAAATGAAGCTGTTATGAAAAGAGCTGAAGCAAGAGTTGAAATATATCGTGGAAGAGTTGCCGAAACAATTAGTTATTTTAGAGCTGGTTCAAGTTTACTTGGCGACATTAGAACTGGACAACAAATTTATAAAGGAATGGGTTAATGGCAATTAAAATTTATCAATCTCAAATTAGACCCACAGAAGAAATAAGTGCTGTTCCAACAACTCCTGGATTACGTATTAGTCAAGAAATTCCAGCAGCTATTGGTAGAGCTTCTTCTGAATTTTTAGGATCGGTAAAAGATTTTTATGTTGAACAAGAAAAACTTAAAGCCGAAACAGAAGTTTTAGAAAAAAAAGAAAAGATATATAATGGAGATGATAATGTTCCAGGTTTATCTAAAATTAAAGACGAAGCATCTAAAATGGAAGATCCAGATGCAGCAAATAAATATTACAAAGAACAATTAAAAACTATTCAAGATTATCATACTAAAGATACAAAAAATTTTTTTACTAAAAGAGTATTAGATACATTTTTACAAAAACAATCAGTTGAAGATTCTATTCTTATTAGAAACTCAGCAACTAATAATCTATTAGAAAGAAGTAGATTAGCATTAGAAGCAAATACCGATCGTTTAAAAAAATCTATTGTCTATGGAAAGACTGATCTTGAAATATCTAATGCAACAAATGAGCTTAATACTGTTTTAGAATCTGATGCTTATAATAGGATTTATGGGAAAAAAGCAGCAGATGAGAAAAACAAAGTTAGAGAAGATATAGATTATTATAAAGGTTTAAGAACCTTAGATCGTGATCCAATGAAAATTAATGATGTTATTGCAAACTCTAATTTACCTATAGAAAAAATTGAAAAGTTAAGATCTCATGCAAAATTATCTTCAATTAAAATAGACGAAACAACAGGCAATAATTTAAAAGATTATGATGATCAACTTAACAAAGGTAATGATCCAGGAATAAATTCTATTTTAGCATTAAGAGAAAGAGCTGTTGCAGTTGATAATTTTGAAGCAGCCAAAAAAATAGAAGGTTTAATTGAAAAAAGAAATATTATTGTAGGCATTAGAAGTAAATCACTTCCAGAAATGGATGCGGAAATTAGTAAAATGGAATCTGTATTCACAACTGCAAGAGCTAATAATCAAGACATTCCTATTGCTGAACTTAAAAAA